GATATTGCTTCTGTGTTACAATGTGGCTTTAAACCTGTGTTTGTTGATGTTGACAAGAGTACATTGGGTATGAACACACAAGGCATTCTTAATGCCATTACACCAAATACTAAGGCAGTTTTTCTATCACACATTCAAGGTTACAATGCCTTGACTGATGAGTTGTTAGATGAATTAAAGAAACGAAACATTTCATTGATTGAAGATGTTTGCGAATCACATGGTGCAACACACAATGGTAAAAAAGTTGGTTCATTTGGTTCAACATCCAACTTCTCATTCTACTATGCACACCACATGACCACAATTGAAGGTGGTATGGTTTGTACTGATGATGAAGAAACATATCAGACATTGAGAATGCTTCGGTCACATGGTATGGTTCGTGAGCTATCTAACCAAGATTATAAAGATTCTTGGATTGAAGGTAATCCTGGTTGCAACCCTGAGTTCATCTTTGCTTATGCAGCTTACAACATGCGTAACAACGAAATAGGTGGCATACTTGGTCGTAAACAGTTGCCAAACCTTGATGAAAATGTTAAACTAAGGAACTTTAATAACGAAAGGTTCTTGCGTAAGATTGACCAAGACAAATACTTTACTGATTTTAAATTAGAAGGCGCAAGTAACTATGCCTTTAATTTGATAATGAAGAAGAAAGATAATGTCCATTTGGCCAAACTTATGAAGGCAATGCGAGATAATGGCATTGAGTTTCGTAGAGGTAGTGCAGGTGGCGGTAATCAGTTGAGACAACCATACTTAAAGAACTTGGTACCACCAATGCACTTTGAACAATTTAAAAACACAGAACACATTCACTTTTATGGGTTCTATATTGGTAATTTTCCATCAATGCAAGTAAGAGAGATTGATGAGATTTGTGAAATAATTAATAAGGTATAATATGGCAAATATTTTAGTGACAGGCGGTGCAGGTTATATTGGTTCAACACTTGTGCCAATGCTTCTGAGCAAAGGACATAATGTAACTGTACTTGATAACTTCATGTACGGCCAAACATCTTTGAATCAACTTTCACATTTAAAGAACTTCAATGTATTCAATGGTGATGTTCGTATCAAAGCGGATATGTTTCCAATTTTAAAACAGGCTGATGTTATTATTCCATTGGCGGCATACGTTGGCGCACCATTGTGTAACAAGGATCCAATTGGTGCATCTTCTACAAACAAAGATGCCATCTTTATGATGCTTGATTACATATCTAAAGACCAAGTTGTATTGATGCCAACAACCAATAGTGCCTATGGTACAGGCACATTCTGTACTGAAGAATCAGCCTTGAATCCTATTTCATTGTATGCCAAAGATAAAGTTGAAGTAGAGAAGAAACTAATGGATCATCCAAACTCCATCAGTTACAGATTGGCAACTGTATTTGGCATGTCACCTCGTATGAGAATTGATTTACTTGTCAACGACTTTGTACACCGAGCCGTTACCGATGGATGTGCCATTCTATTTGAAAGCCATTTCAAACGTAACTATGTTCATGTCAGAGATGTATCTAACGCTTTTATTCATGCGCTAAATAACTTTGAAGATATGAAAGATGAAATCTATAATGTAGGTCTGTCTGAAGCAAACATCTCTAAATGGGATTTGTGTGAAGCAATTAAGAAGTATGTTCCTAAATTCACATTCATTGAAGCAGAAGTTGGTAAAGACCCTGACCAAAGAAACTATATTGTATCAAATGCCAAAATTGAGGCAACTGGATTTCAAACACAGCATGGTCTAGATGCAGGCATTCAAGAGCTAATCAAAGGCTTCAAAATGATTAACAATCGTAAGTATGGTAATGTTTGATGGATTATAATAGAGATAATTTGGAACTGGTGTCAGGCATTATTATAATGAATCTGACACCTGACTTATTACCTAAGAAGTGGGTTGAACGCAATGCATCTAACCCAATGTTTGGTCATTGCCATACTGCTTCTGGTTGCCTACAGAAAGTGTTTGGTACAAAGAACATCAAACTGTACCGAGCATTAGATGATGAAGATATCTGGCATTGGTGGGCAGTAGATGTAAATGGCCAACGAATTGATTTGACTGTTGACCAATACCATTCTCAAGGTAGAGAACCGCCGTACGATGACGGTACGAAGGCATCGATACTTGGATTTGATTATCGAAAGCGTGTCTTACGGTTACTGGAAAAGGTAACTAAAGAATTATCTGAAAACGGAACACCGCTATGATATGCTTATTCAACAGAGTTGTCAAGCGCTAATGTAGGCAAATGTAAGCTTAATAAAGCTTGACATTAGTGTTCCTTTATAGTATAGTAACACAAATGAATTGGAATCGTCTATGACTGAAAAGAAAACAAAACACTATATTAACAACCCAGACTTCCTTGCCGCACTTATCAACTACCAAAAATTGTGTGATGATGCTAAGGCTGCAGGTAAGGATGACCCACAAATACCAAATTATATTGGTGAGTGTTTCCTAAAAATTGCAGAACACTTGTCACGCAAACCCAACTTCATCTCCTATTCCTTCCGTGATGAGATGATTGCAGATGGTATTGAAAACTGCCTGATGTACTTCAGAAACTTTAACCCGGCAAAGAGTAGCAATCCATTTGCTTATTTTACTCAGATAGTGTATTATGCTTTCTTACGCCGTATTATGAAAGAGAAGAAACAACTCTATGTCAAGTACAAGGCAACTCAACAGATTGGTATCTTAGACGAATTTGAAATGTATGAAGACGCTGATGGCCATCAAAAACAGTTTCAACTTTACGATAATATTTCTGAATTCATCCATAACTTTGAAGAAAGTAAACGGAAGAAAAAAGAAGGTAAAGCAAAAGGTCTAGAGAAGTTTATTGAAGAAATATGAAATTAGTTATATTAGGTGATACACATTTTGGAGCTCGAGGTGATTCGTTAGACTTTCATAAGTTCTTCCAAAAGTTTTATGATGAGGTATTCTTTCCTTATTTGTTAGAGAATGACATTAAGGTTGTGGTACAACTCGGTGATTTGTTTGACCGCAGAAAGTTTATTAACTTCAATTCATTATATCTTGCTCGCAAATACTTCTTTAGTAAGTTACAAGAACACGGCATTCAAATGTACACTCTGTTAGGCAATCACGATGTTGCCTATAAGAATACGCTTCAAGTTAATTCATCTGGCATGTTACTGAATGAGTATAGTACCATCAAGGTGTTTGATGAATTTGTCACTTTAGATTTTGATGGTGTACCAATTGATTTTATACCATGGCTCTGTGATGAGAACGAAACAGAAATCTTTGGTAAGATTAAAGATTCCAAATCACAACTATGCTTTGGTCACTTTGAAATTTCAGGCTTTGAAATGGACAGAGGCAATGTTAGCGATGTAGGTATTGACAAGAAGACATTAAACAAGTATGATATGGTCATTACTGGCCATTTCCATCACAAGTCAGATGATGGGCATATCTACTATACAGGTACGCCATATGAAATGACATGGGCTGACTATAAGGATCCAAAAGGCTTTCATGTCTTTGATACCTCTACTAGAGAATTGGAATTTATTGAGAATCCAAATCAGATGTTTATCAAAGTTACCTATGATGACTCAGATGAGAAACAAGATTTCAATCATTGGAAATCATATGATTATGGTAAACTCAAAGGCACTTATGTGAAGGTAATTGTTGTACACAAACAGAACCCATACCTGTTTGACAACATGTTAGATAACCTATACAAATGTGGTGCATGTGACATATCAATCGTTGAAGACTTTACTGATACTGAATTTGATACTGACCAGGAAATTATTGACCAAGCTGAAGACACAATGACAATATTATCCAAATACATTGATAACTTACAGTTACAGGTTGAACCAGATAAACTAAAATCCATAATGCGTGAACTCTATGTTGAGGCATTGAATACTGAAGTAGCTGAATGATTATTTTTCGTGCTGTCCGTTGGAAGAACTTACTTTCAACTGGCAATTATTTTACTGAAATTAAACTTGACTCAAATGCAAACACACTTGTTGTAGGTGAGAATGGTTCTGGCAAGAGTACAATGCTTGATGCGTTGTGTTTTGGCCTTTTTGGTAAGGCCTTTCGCAATGTAAACAAACCACAATTGATTAACTCTATCAATGGTAAAGATTGTGTGGTTGAAATTGAACTTGATTGTAACAACAAGTCATACAAAATTATTCGTGGTATCAAACCAAATGTGTTTGAAATCTATCAGAATGGCGACTTGTTAAACCAAGATGCAGCTATCAGAGACTACCAAGAATACTTGGAGAAGTTTATTCTAAAGATGAACTACAAGTCATTCACACAAATTGTAATTCTTGGTTCTGCTTCGTTTGTTCCTTTCATGCAGTTGTCTGCCTCTGATAGAAGAAATATCATTGAAGATTTATTGGACATTCAAATCTTTTCTACAATGAATTCTCTTGTGAAAGATAAGTTGTCAACCAATAAAGATGCAACAGGTATCAAGAAGTATGATATTGATTTAACTAAACAGAAATATGATTTAGAAAAGAAACATGTTGATGAGTTGAAACAAAACAATGATGAAAAGGTAAAAGAGTATGAGAGTGAGATACTTAATAGTAACCAGACCATACAAGCCTTACATGCAGAGATTGCTAACGCCTCAGGCCAAGTTGAGGTATACTCTACCGATGTGGCATTACAAACTGAAACTGAGAGTAAGGTCAAGAAACTTGGTAAACTTGAATCGCAGATTGAAAGTAACCTCTCCAAGTTTCAGAAAGATATCAGTTTCTTTCAACACAATGATGATTGTCCAACGTGTAGGCAATCCATTGCCACCG